ACAAGAGAACCGCAGCATGAGTGCTCAGGCACTCCACATCATTCAACTTTATCTGGAGCAAAACAAATGAAAGCCATTATCGCCACTATTGCATTGACCCTGACCACATCGGCAAGTGCCGCCTGTTTTGGTTCAGCCAATTACTACAACTGCTTTGATGCTCAAAGCGGTAACAACTACAGCGTGTCCAAGTTTGGTAACACGACCAGCGTGTATGGCTACAACAGCAACACGGGTAGCACTTGGAGTCAGAACAGTTACCAGTTCGGCAACACAACCAACACTTACGGTTACAGCAGTAACGGTCAGTCGTGGAGCAAGACAGACACACCGTATGGCAGTTACGGCACAAACAGCAACGGTCAACCCTTCTATTATGGGCGCTAACATGAACTGGCTCGACAACCACCCGATCACCGCTGGCGCACTTGTCGGCGTTGCCTTTGCCTTCATGTTTTATGCAGGAGTTTACCAATGACATACGTACAAGAATGGGCAGTAGGCGCAGCGTTTGCCATCGTCATCCTAACAGCTCACTTTTTCTTTTGGGGGGTGGTATGACCCTCACCATCAACGGAGTCCAATGGACACAAACCCCGTTTGCGTACCTACGCAACGGCAAGCGGGTTCACAACGTGCCTAGTTACGTGACTTACCAGTTTGGGTTAGCCATTGCGGGGGAGGCGTTGCTGTGACACCGGATAAGACACTATTACAAGGCAGGCAGTACACCCCCGCCTGTGCCACTGACATACGCAACACATGGGCGAAGCACTGCCCGATGTGGGCTGAACGGATGAAACACCCCATGATGCCGTTGCCGACGGCGCACGTTGAGACTCATTACAAGCCGAGGGTGAAATGAAAACTGAGATAAAGACGATTACACCAAAAGAGGCGAAGCGGATTATTGAGTCATGCAACATTGACAACCGCCGCATACGCGATAACAACGTATCGTGGTTGGCGCAGCAGATGAAGGCAGGCGAGTGGATGCTCACGCATCAGGGCATTGCGTTTTCTGAGTCTGGTCGTTTGCTTGACGGGCAGCATCGTTTGCTTGCTGTTATTCAGGCTGATGTGCCTGTCAAGTTTATGGTTACGCAAGGGCTTGATGAAAACGCGTTCCGGTTTGTTGATTGCGGAGAGCGCCGCAGCCTGTCCGACCTATCCAAGATTGACAAGAAAACGGTAGAGGTTTTGCGCCTTGCCGCCAGTGCGTTAAACGCTGCCGACCTGAACAATAACAAGGCTACGGTTACGCAGCTCCTGCAACTTGAGGAAATGGGGTGGGGAAATCTGCACCGCAAACTTATTGCCGCCTGTGCAACCAACCGCCCGACTAGCAGCGCAATTTACCGCCTAGCCGCCTGTGTAGCCGCGCAGCACACCGAAGATGAGACAAGCGTGTTTGCCCTGTACCGCAAAATCGTATTGGCGCAATACGAGGAATTGCCGTCCGTGGCAAACGCTTTTTTACGGCAACTTAACTCAGGCGCAATTAACCAGACGCGCAACCGAATGGACGCGTTTTGCCGGTATTTCAAGGTTCTTTTGCCCGAAAACGCCAATATCAAGAAACTTACGCTCGGGGAGGATGAGAGGGCGCAGATATGGGCGACTGTCAAAAACACATTGAAGTCGGAGGCGAAATGAACAACCCCGTCCAAATCGACCCCGAGAACCTCCAGCGTCTTTTCAAAGAGAACGCCGTCCTGCGAATCCTGGTTGAGGACTTGCTCAGTCCCGAGATGTACGGGCACAAGGTCAAGGCCGAGTTGCCTGACCTGTTTGAGCGTGTGGTGCAACTGAGGGGGAGGTGGAAGTGACCCACGCCGACAAACAAGCACTGATCGACTTCGTTCGCTCTGTTGTTGTCCATGACCGAGTTCAGTGGCAGCACCCGACAGATACCGAGTTGCAGCAGTTGTACGAGAAGCGAATCTGGAAGGCAATCGAAACACTCGAAAAACAAATGGGAGGAGATGGGAAGTGAGTGAGGTATTAGAAATCAAAGAGCGCATCAACGCCATGCAGAACCGGATTTCAGAGCTTGAGGGAAAGCTGTTTGACGCAAACACGTTTCTTGACCTGTTCCGCAACTGGGATACCGAGACAGACGCAGAGCGCCGTTCTCGCCTCTTGGTGCAGATGAAAAACTTACACCGCAAGGTGGCGAAATGAAACTCACGCCGAGACAGAAACAAATCGCTGTTCTCAGGCAGCGCGGCGCAAAGGATAAAGAAATCGCATTGGTATTGGGCATTGAGATTGCCACCGTTAAAAGTCACGTCAAAGCCATTAGAGAGAAGTGCTTAGATTACGGCGTGGACATTTTTGCGGTGCCGCTGGAGCGCGATAAGCGGATCACGTTCTTAGCTGATTTGGCTCGGGTTGAGTATTACAAGCAAAAATTCGGAGAGACATGTGAGTAAAGAACAAGTATTGAAAGTTTTATCCAGAGGAAACCGCACTCGGACGCAAATAACGGAAGAACTGCGCGGCATTGTGTCAGAACGTTCTATTTTGGCCGCTGTAACGGCTTTGGTAGTCTCTGGTGAAATATATCAAGGCGAAAAAAGAAGCGGCGGGGTCATGTTGTCGCTAGAGCCGTTTAAGCCAGTCGATCAACAGATAATCGACGCATTAACCAACGGGCCTATGTCCTGCAAGGATTTAGCGAAAAATCTTGGCAAACACAACAGCCTTATCCACTTTAAGCTGACCGAGCTTAAAGAGAAGAAACTGGTTAGGTCTATTGGGCACATACAAAACCGTATGTGGCACCTAACCAAAAGTGGCAATGCGATGAACAGCGTCATGTCCGACGATGAGGTTGAGCACTTACGCAAGCTCGTGGCCTCGCAATGGCGTGGGACGTGGTTGCAGGGGATGGAGTGTGTGCTGTGAAAGAACTATGTAAAGAATTCGCAGTGGCAGTTGTTGCCGCAGTGGTGGCGCTGACCATTCACCGACTGTTCTGGGGGTTTTGATGGACAGGAATAAGGTTTTGGAGTTGGCGAGGGAGGCTGATCTTTACATGACCAGCGACGAACGGATTGCCGCCGTTGAACGCTTCGCCGCCCTCGTTGAGCGCGAGGTGCGCGGGGATGCGGCATCTGGTGACATTCACTCATGCAGCTACTACTGCACTCGCCCCGCTTGCATCAAAGCGCAGCGGGACGAACTGCGGGACAGAATGGAATCCGCCACCGTTTTGGATGCGGATCCGGTGGCGTGGATGTCTCCTAAAAAAGAGCGGCTAGAGTTCAGTAGAGCAGATACGGTCTACGGATCGCATACGATTCCACTTTACACCCACCCCACCCCCGCTGTGGTGCGGCAGTTGGTGGAGGCGTTGGAAGATTCTGAACATTACATCGTGCTAGACCTAGCAAGGCATGACGAGGCTTATGACCGACACCCTTTTGGTGAGCAAGAACGCAGTCAGATTGTTCAAGACTTGGAGAAATTACGGGCAGCACTCGATGCTGCAAAGGGAAACAGCAATGGTTAAAGCCACAGACCTGCCACCGATTCCAGACGGACACCCGCATGTGTATCCCACTGCGCCTGCCCCGACTTGGAAATACCCGATGCCTACCCAGCCAAACATCGACCTGCTGCGGCAGGCTCTTGAAGCGCTGGACTCTGAAAATCCCGACATTCAGTTGAGAGTCGCCGTTGCCTTGCGCCGCCGCCTAAAACTTGCTCCCGATGTACAGCCGGTGGCGTGGATGAGTCCTAACCGAGAGCGTCTTGAGTTTTCTCGAAAAGATACTGTCTACGGTTCTCACACTATTCCACTTTACACCCACCCACCCGCAGCGGCTGTACAAGATTTGGTAGCCGCCTTAATGATAATCGCAGGTAAACAGCGATGCGTAGACTCTTTAATGTCAAACGTGGATATTGCATTGGAAGCCTTAAAAAAGTGGGAGGGGAAATGAACGAACACTTCAAACGAGGGTTTGAAAAGGGCATGGTCAAAGGTGTGATGTTGGCAATGGTCGTTGCAACTGTCTATATAGCCTTTGCTTTCGTTCTGATGGAAACAAGCCCTGCCAAGTGGGAGTTAGCGACCAGAGCACTGTTTGTTCTTTTCAGTTTTGGCATATCGGCTTGTGCCGCTTTGATAGCGTGGGGCGGAAGATGACCCCCGACCACTGGTTTTTACTGATCACCCTGCTCACCCTTATTGCGTTGCTCATTAAAGACTTTTGATTGTCTCCCTCCTGCGCAAGCAGGCGTTATAGTCCCGCCTAGCGCGGGACTTTTTTTATGTACGAGACACACCGACAGGCGTTTACCGACTTCTGCGAGAGCATCAACTGTGAGCCAACGGACGAGCGGTTCGTGTTCTGGCTTGCAGCGTTACGCCATACCCGTACACAGCAGCCGGTGGCATACGCCATGTTGGACAGCGCAGGGTTGCCCGCCGCCATACTTGATGCAATACCACCAGGTATGCGCCCCGCCCCCGTGCCGCTGTACGCAAGCCCCGTGGCGAAGATAGACAAGCCGCCGCTAACACGGCAACAGATTCAGGTTTTGTGGGACAAATACTGTGCGCCGGACATTGAAAGTCTAGTCCGTGCCGTTGAACGGTATATGTCCGGTGTTTGAACCCGCCGGTAGGTCATCGGCAACTGGCGTAACCGATTGGTTAGCTTCTCACAACCAAAGAAGGAGCGATACATTTTAACCCTTTATTGGGGGAACGCACCAACCCAAAAGGTGTCACAGTGTCATACATCCTCACAAGGGAGAGTGACATGGACAAGTTCATACAGTGGGCAACGGAGAACCCGGTCGCCCACATCGAAGCAGCATATCAGGCATGGAAAGCCCGACAGGTCGAGATTGACCGCCTACGGGTTGAGGTGCTGACCCTGCGCGAGAGGGTCGAGCACTTGGAACAGAAGGCGTTTGAGGCGAAGCGGGGACGGTTGAGGTTAGTCGGCTAACAATCCCTTAACCGGCATCCCGTTTTCTTCCAGAATCTTGATGAGGTAAAAAATACCTTGTCATATCATTGCCGCTTAATGGTTTGTATAGTATATTGCAAACATGAAAATTGTTTGCTTATGCCCTACTTGCGGAAAATCCTTTGAAAAGTTGGCGTCTGCCATCAGACCAAAGCAAAAAAGGGTTTTTTGTAGTCACTCGTGCCACTCTAAAGGAAATTTTATTGATGGCTTAAATTCTGCTGGGTACAGAATAATTAACGTTAATGGTAAGCAAGTTTACGAACACAGGTGGATTATGGAAAACCACATTGGTCGAAAACTGCTTAGAACTGAGCATGTTCATCACATTAACGAAATTAAGTCTGACAACAGACTTGAGAATTTATTGATCATTGATGAGTCCGCCCATCATCGAGAGCATGTCAGCCCTGCTTTTGACATCGAGCAAGCCAAAATTCTTTACGACTCCGGAATTGGGTACCGTAAGTTGTCTGAAATTTTTGGGGTCGCTAGGCAAAACATTAGAGCCTGCTTTGTTCGGCGGGGGTGGCATGTTTTGGGGCGTACCCGCAAGAATGTATAACTGGTCATCGGTTTTCAGACCCAACGCCTTCATCAGTTTGACCATGCTTGCGGGTGATGGCATGTCAGTCTCCTAGCAGTCCAGGTACAACATACTGCCCTTGATTGCGCATCATCTCTCCTAGCGACATGACGGCATCAGGACGGCGCACCAATGACGGCAATGCGTTTTGAACAGGGCGAGTGTACATGGTTGTGCCAGCCAACACGCCTAACAGTGCCTCGGGGCTAACCGCAGCCAAACCACCGCCACCGGCCAATCCCAACATCGTGCGAAACGGTGTGCCTGAGTCTGGAACCTTGTTACCCAACACTGCCTTTGCATCGTCAGCAATATCGGACAATCCTGTGCGCCCTGCGGCAAACCGCGCCTTGTCTTTGCTCGCGTCCTTCGCCTTCACAGCACTGAGCAACTGCGGGGCAGTGAACACGCCTTCATCAGCACCGACACTGCTTGCAGCACGTTGCACGGTCTTAAACACGCTGTACCCGCTGTTGACATCGCCCAACTGCTTACGCAGCATCGGGTTCTGACGCGATACCATTTCCATCAGTGCTGTTTGCACATCACGCAGCGCATTGGCTACCTCACGCTGGTTAGCGTCAGACGATGATCCAAAGTTCTTGATCTTCTCGCCCAGCACAGTCTGAATCTCTTTCAAGTTCTTACCGTCAGCCAATTGCGCTTTCGGGTCAAAACGCTTCATCACCTGACCGTTAATCAAAGCGATGATCTGCTTGCCCGTGCCTTCACCCATCTGACCAGATGCAGCCATTGACTTGATGCTGTTGATGGACTGAGCAAAGTCGGGGTCAATCCTGACCGTTGCATTGCCTAGCACACGCTCATACGCATCGTTAAATGCCTTCTGCGTAAAGTCCAATGCCTCACGCCCAAACGGTGCATCCTTTGGCAATTCCTCTCCGATGGGCTTCAATGCCCGATTGAGCATCGTCGTGTTCAGTGTCTTGTTGGCATAGTCACGCGCACCACGAATCACATCACCAACCAAGGGGATTGAGGTTGCGCCTTCTTCCATCCGGTTAGCAGCACCGCCTAGCATCTGACCGACAGTCGGACGCACACCTTGCGCCATAAGCCGCTGTGCAGCTTCGGACACCGGAGGGGCTACCACATTGGCAACGCCACGCAATGCGCCACCTGCCATAGCCCCCTCGGTTGCCTGACGCACCTTCTCGCTCATCAGGTCGCCTTGACCGTATGTAGGGGTCATCAGGACGTTGCCAGCAGCCGCGCCCGCCATTGTTCCTGTCATACCCCTGCCCGTCGGTATGAGTCGGTTTACGGGGCTTGCAACGCTTCCAATCATGCGAGCCGCATCAAACCCTTCTTTGCCCACGTTCATGCGAGACTGCTGATAAGCCTGTTCCATCTCGCGGTTACGCGCACTCACATCAGCAGACTGCCCCGCCACGCCCGAGGCCATCTCAGCCATTGCGTTAATCGGATCAATCAGACCGCCGCGCACCATGCCGCCGATCTCGGAGGCTCGGATATAGTCGGCAAGGCTGGCGGGTTGCTTGGTCATGGGCGACATAACAGAGGGCATACCGCCCTGCTCAATTACCGGATCATTTTCCCACGGCAGTGCCATTACGGTTTCCTCCGCATCAAGTTGTTGGGGTCAGTGTAGACCGCGCCTGACGGCAGTTTGTTGTAGTCGCTTTGGTTGGTGACCTTTGGCACTCCACCGGCATTGACCGCTGGTTTGAACCCCGTCAGATTGTAGTCGTTCTCTTGCAGGTAGGACTGCGCCTGATTGGATACGTCAATGGCACGGCGAGCCTGCGAACGGATGAAGTTAATTGCATCACGCTTTGCCTGTGGCGGGGTGGACGAGTCAGCCAATGCACCGACAGACTGCTCAATCTTGCGACTTTCAAAATCGCTCTGTGCGCCGGGCGTTCGCGGAACGAGGGGGATCATCGCCCCGCTGATACGGTTCAACCCTGCCAGTGCTGTACCGCCTTCGGTCTGCGCCCCGACAATGTTAGCACCGCGAGCCACCAGACCGCCCACTGTGCTGGTAGGCGCAGCAGACAGATAGCGCTCTGCCTCATCAGCCAAAGCCATCATCTTCTGTGCGTTGGTAGCGTCGGTTTGATAACTTTCCGCTTGGTCAATGGACTTTTTCTGGATGTAGTTGAACTGGCGCGGGCGGTCTGCGTTCATTTGCTTTCTAAACGCCAAAGATTCGGCCCTGTCTGCTGCTGCTCGTTCGTCTGCTGACTTACGATCCAACCTACCCTGCTCACGCTCAAAAGCCTTGTTGCTCATGTCAATCAGGGTCTGGTAACGCTGATCCACAACATCAGGCTTCAGTGTCGGAAACGATCTAGCGTACTGGTCAGCCAACTTTTGCACGGACGGGTGCAGACTACCACTTTGCGATAGCGAGGCAAACGGGTTTTCACCCATGCCCGATGCAGCCGCTTCCAGACGGTTTGCCTCTGCAATCTTCGTCTGTGCCTCTGCGCCTTTTATAGCCATCCCCAAGTACTTCTCTGCCACATCAGGGTTGGTAATTTGCAGTTTCTGGGCAATCATCCGAAGTGCGTTTGCATTAGCCTGTGCATTAGACATCCTATTAGGGTTGTCTTGCCCGATTAAAGCAGCCCGTTGATTTGTCGGGCCTGCTTGAATGTTCTGCGCTCCAAGCGCCATCTCCGGCGTAATTGTTGGCTGAGTTGCGCGGTTTACGTAGTCTTGTGCAGACGCATTTAACGCATCCATTTGCGCTTTTTGCTGCTGTGCCTGACGCTGCGCCAGTTCTGACAGCAGTGACGTTTGCACCTGCCTTGCGCGTTCTGTTGAATCAACGCTAGGGCTAAACAACCCGGTAGCCACAATGTTGCGCGTCTGGCTTGCAAATCGCGCCTTGTCTTCATCACTCAATCCTTGCTGCAATGACTGAGGAAGGTAAGTATTTAGCAGTTCGCTGTCATCTTGCAGCAAACCACCAAACGCGCCGCGCTTGACGATGCCAAGCAAGTTCCCAAGGATTCCGTCAGACATGTTTGCCCTCAAGCAAGTAAGCCCTGCAACGATTGCAGGTACTGGGTTGAACCGTTTGCCACCTGCGCCGGTCTGTCAAATTGCAGCAAACTCATTTGAGGCGCTTGCGGAATAGGGTCGTAGTCAAACCCGCCGCCACTTAACACCCTTGATGTTATTGCGCTGGTAACGCGGGGAGGGATTCCCATAGAAGCGCCGATTGATTCAATGGCGGGGTTGATGGCAGACCGCGCGTAATCTTGAATACTTTGCTTCAAGCCCCCCATGCTTTTTTGCGGGTTTTCAAACATCCCTAACAGGTTTTGATTTTGCGCCATGTCAGGCATCTGCATTTGAGGCGGCGGCAAGTACGGCTGTCCAAATGTTTGAACCTGACCAAAGGTCGGAGTTCTCATGCTTGTTGGGCTATTAGCACCCATGCCGTAGACATCAAGAGGGGGAAGACCAAAAAAGTTGTTCATTATCTACCTCCCAAGAACGCGCCAAACAAGCCTTTGTCGGAACTTCCTTGCATCGTGCCCTGACCCTGCGACGTGTTTCCCGCCCCACCAAACGGGTTAAGCCCCAACGCACCAGACGTAACCTGTAACTGCTCAAGCGGCAAATTGCGCAAAGCGTCCATGCGCTGCTGTTCAAGTTCTCTTTGCATTTCTCCTGCGCCCATCTGCGCTTGCAGGTTGCCCAAGAATGACTGGTTCATAATCTGGTAGTTCTGAAGCGCGGCATTGCGGTCAGCTTGTGCAGCGCCGAGTGCAGACTCGTAGCCCTGTGCCCGCAAACCCGCTGATGTACGCGCCTGCTGGTCTAGGAAGTTGCGAGCATTCTCCGCTTCAGCAACTGCCTGACGGGAACCACCATACGCCCCACGACTCGCCGCTTGTGCGTTAATTTGCTGTTGCTGCAACTGACGGGAGCGGTCAATATCGCCCATCGTGGTGTCAATGACCTGCTGGGTGTACGGGTTCATGTACTGGGCGATCTGCCCGCCCAAAAACGGGTTTGTGGCGCGTTGTGCAAGTGCTGCGTTTGCACCCGCCATCGCATCAGGCGTAAAGCCCTGATTCAAGTTCCCGATTTGGGAAAACGCTTGAGTTTGAAGCGGGTTAAAGCCTGCAAACTGTCGAGCGCCTAATTGGTTCGCCGCAGTCTTTGCCCTGTTATAGTTTTCAGTCATCAGCTCAAAGACGCGCGGGTCAAGTTGTGATGACTGCGACTGCTGTGAAGACTGGTCTGCCCCGCCAAACAATGCTCGGCTAAAGCTGCTGATGCCCTTACTCATAATTCTTTCTCCATATAAACCGCTTTGGCTTTGTACCCATCAAGCCTTCTAAGCCACCCTTTGCGCCCAAATATGCTCATTGATGTGTACCCATCCTGTTTTGCCAAACGGCAAATGTTCTGCTCCAACTCTCGCAACTCGTCTAAGTCACCACCGGCAAGAAAAAAGTTCATCACCCGTTTGCCACTTGGGAACTCCACAGGCTCCAACACGATAGTGCTTAACTGCCCATTGACTACCAAGAACTCGCCCTTGTGTATGCCTTCCAAAACATCATTAAGCACCACCTCGTTGCCGTTGTACTCAATGGCATCCCCAATGTTCTTAATCATCAGTTCGGGAGTCATACCGGCACCGTCCCAAGCAACCCCGCATTGCTCACAACAAGCCGATAGCGGGTTCCGTTCGGAGCCGTCAGGATGATGGAGGTCATACCAAGATCAATGTCTTGATCGCGCTTGTAGTTCATCCGGTCTGCCGCTTCAATCGCTCGGAAGTTCTGGCGCATCTGCTCATCGCTCGGAGGGTTAAGTTTGATCACCGCATACCTCCAAGTTCAATGTCAATGCGAGGGTTGCCAACACGCCAATCAGCACCGACGATGCCTTCTACCCGCATGGCAACCTGCCTGCCGGTAAACCGGACGGATGTAGGGTTAGCCATCTGGTACGGGCCGAACGGGTATTCAGCGCTGTTGGGGTAGAACCGTGTGGCAAACCGCGCCTGCACTTGACCCTGTGTTTTCTCGTCGGGGTAGAGGTACTTGACCATCGCCACCCTGTCGCCCGTTTCAAACTCTAGCGGCCCCGTTTGTGCATACGGCGTGCGAGAGTCGTATGCAAAGCCGACTTCATGCTCGTACACAACACCGTCAGAACCAACACGCAGAGGTACGGCAAACACACTATTGTCAACGCCAATAGTCCGCACCATTGACCCAACACTCCAGTGGTTTTCACGGTAGTTGTACGTGACATAGGAATCCACCTCCATGCCTGACGGGTAGTACCACGTCACCTCGCCAAAGTCGTTGTTATGTACCGCCCAGACCTTGTTAAGTTGACCACGGTTGATGCGACCAAACACGTAGTCGCCAACCTCCGATGGGATGTTCTTCACAAACCCGTCAAAGGCGAAGAAGCTGTTGTCGTTCATCCAAAAGGCGAGTTTGTCAGCAACGACAGCGGCATTACGTGATACACACCCGCAACCGTCGCCGATTCGTTCAAATCCATAGACGAGGGGTGGCCCCAGATACGAGGCTGAAAAACAGTCCGTACTGGTCAGGATAAGCGTCTGCCCACGAACTTTCAGCGCAGTCATAATCTCGCCACTGGTGGCAAGCTCAAAGTCACCTGCTTGCGTGGTTGCGGTAATGTTCCAGTTGAAAAGGTTTTCCTGATCGCTCCACGCAATACGCCGACGATTGCCACCGGCTTGCAGGAGAAAGACGAAACGCTCGTCTGTGACCAGTACGCCCTTGTTGCCTGTTGGCACTGTGCCTGCTGTGGCTACTACCGGAACAGCCCTTGCCGCCACCAAGTCCCAGTAGAACAGACGACCATCCTCAGACTGCACAGCCACCAAGAACTCACCGAAATTGTCCATTGCCCATGTTGTTGCGAACTGGGTAATGTTTTGACTGGTACGGGGTGTTCCATACGTGTTCAGCCCGTATGCGCCACCACCATATCCAGTGTTGATGTTGTTGTCGGGAAATCCCACAACCAGACCGGCGGGGGTGATGTTCTGCACGACGGCGATGTTAGAGCCGAACGCATAGAGGTTTGTGTGCGTCCCAATCGCCCCGTATCTGTCGGCCCCGTTATTGCGCCATGTGTGGATGCCTCTGGCTTTGCCCATCACCGTAATCGGTGAGTTGTTCGCAGTCTTGTACTGCCGCCAGCCACCAACGGGTCGCAGAGTGCCTTCAAACCAACGCACAAGGTCAGCATCGTAGTAGCGTCCCTGCGACTGGTATTCAGTCCCCTGACGGTAGACACCTGGCGGGACTTTGAGGCTGACGAGCATGGTTTAACCCTGCTGATTTGATTCGATATTGTCGGGCTTTTTGTCTGCCGTGACAACACCAATCACACCGGCCAAAGCCATGCCGCACGACACGATGACCTCAACCATTTCGGGGTGCAGTTGAACCCCCGCTGCGGTCAACAACATCGTGATGCCGCGCCATGTGCTTGGCTCTTTTGCGCGTTGCAGGAGGTAGTCTTTCATACTGTCACCCTATTCTTAAACCAACCATAGACGAACGCCTCGTCCTTCTCACGCGCAACACACAAGTTGATGTAGTGCGCCCCTTGCAAGCAATTCATCGCCGTGAGCATCAATGTCTCTGCGTCTGGCCTGCGCGATCTCAGTTCACGCAATGCATCGTAAGTGCCAGAACCAAAAGCACCGTCAACCGAAATGTCCTTGTAGAACGACTGCCGGTTGTTGAATACGTTAATGCAGGTTTGCAACCACTTCACCGTTGCGCCAACTCCGCAATTAACTGCGCTGTCGAATATCTCAGCAGCGAGTTTCGGCATGGTTTGGCTGACCGCATCGCATCCTGCCTTGTTCCAATACTCGGCTTTGTAGATGGCTTTGGCTACTTGGATAGTCATGTCGCGCATCTCACCAACGTATCCGCACTTGCGAGCCACTGCGACATTGACCCCCCAGTTTGTCTCGCCGCCACTGTCCCGAGGGTCGTTGACGTATGAGCCTTCAATCCCGATTAGGTGCTCAAAGCATTGGTCGAAAGTCATTTCGCTTCCAGTGCTGCAATGCGGTCTGTGAGGGCTGCGTTTTGGGCTGAGAGTTCTTGGACTGCTTTAATCAACGGTGCAATGAATTGGTCATAACGCAGACCCTGACCACTGTTCGGGTCATCGGGGTTTTCAAGTACCCAACCTGCAAAGTCCACGCCAAATTTATCTAGCGTTGATTTAACCTGTTGCGCTTTCAAACCGTGATGACGGCGAGTGCCTTCAACGACACGCTCAACGGATTTGTACTTGGGCTTAGTGGTGGCAGGTGTTACCTCGTTGCCTTCTTCGTCAAGTACAGCAGGCACTTCCTCTGTGCCATCTTCCACTTGGTCGATGACAGTCTTGCCGTTTTTGTATCGGTATGAAACAGGTTCAAGCGCGGCAATGAAGTCAAGTCCGAGTGTTGGGGCAAAGTCCAGCTTTGCGCGTTCGTCGGAGGTGTTGATTGTGCCTGTTGCTGCGTAGACCACTGACCACCGGAAAGAAGGCTCACCGAGGCTGTATGCGTTATCTGCACCGGGTCGGGTGTTTCCCGCACTGGTGATTCGGGCGCGTTCGGTGTTGTTGGTAACATCAAAAACACTAAATGCGTTTGTGTCAGGGGGCATCCCGATTTTCCAATTCCCGACATTAGTGGCATCAAAAAGCAGAAAAGTACCTGTTCGACCAGCAACGGCTCGGGAATTTGAAAATTCTGCAACGTAACCGTTTGGGGGATTATCCGTTTTTACGGCGATTCTTGACCCAGTGCTATCAACCGTCGCCCCCACCAACAGGTTGCCGCCCTGCGTCAGCGTCATCGCCTGCGTGAACGAGATCGGCTGACCTGCTGTGCCGGAGGGGGCGGTGAACCAAGCGTGTTTGCCGTTTAGGTTGTCCTGCTCGTACTGAGTCGCAAACTTGCTAGTTCGATACCGGACGTTTGCCCCGTCAATGTAGCCATTGCCTAGCACCAAAGCAGAGTTATTGCCAGCAACGACGTTGCCTACAGAACCAAAAAATAGACCGGGAGTAGTTGCAGCAGGCGGTGTTGTTGCAACCCCCACATTCCCCGCCGCATCGACCGTCACCCGATCAACACCGCCAGTCTGGAGTCGCAGCGTTGTTGCGCCGTTAACCAACGGAGTTGTGTCACCCGTCACACGGTCAAATATCTTCGCTTCCAACGCGTTAAAGTAGTTGTTGAGGATGCCGCCCCAAGCATCGGCATCTGCGCCAACGTCGGGGATTTCAAGATTGAATCTGGTTGTGTTTGCCATTTAGAACATCCTCGCTTTAGCCTTTAGCCCAGACGATGCCGTCTGCGCCCGATCATCTTCAACTTGCAGAGCATCTACCGCACCCTGGTAGTACTGCGCCCATGTCTGAATACGACCATCTTCCTTCAAGTACGGGGCAGAGTTAATCAGCGCACCGTACAGATAAATGTCGTATGCCTTTGCGAGTAGCCAGTTTGTCGGCATCGCATCAGACAGTCGGGGTATCGCTTGGTAGTAGGTCAGCGTTGCGATGTAGGTCGTATCTGGCGCGGGCAGAAACTGGAAACTGTCACCAATAACCGTAAACTCGGACGGTCTGGAGGGCGCAGGAAACGCCGCCTTGTACTGCGCCATGCTGTCAATCGTCCGGAAGTTCAGCAGGCGCACGGGGCTTGTATTCAGCACGATTGACCTCGTTTCCAGAAAGTCAGTCGGCAGTGTCACCAGTTCAGCGTTGATGCTGATTGTCGTGCTTGCCAACATCTGACGAACACGGAGTTGTCGCTC